CTAAAAGCAGCATTAAGAGATGGGGATCTAAAAGTATATGATAAATACACAATAGGAGAACTAAGCACCTTCGTAGTAGATGAAAAGACAGGCAAACTAGGAGCTAAAGGCTCTGCAAGAGATGATAGAATAATGGCCCTAGCCCTAGCCTGGGAACAAGTACTCGTACTAAGAACATCATTAAACAACTCCACTAAACCCTACAACAACCAATCCCAAGAATACGACCCCACCACCGGATTCCCCATATAGGCACCTAAATGGCTAAAGCATATAAAAGCACGTCTAAAAGCAAAGCTACTCAAGCATGTATAGACTACGTAGCTGGCCTCTTACAAGACTCCGAAACCTTCTACAGACCCCTCAGAAGAAAGTGGAACGTATTCGAGTACCTCTACACCAAAGGAGCCTCCAAAAAGAACACCCCCAGAGGCAGAGCCAACCTAGAACTCCCAATAGCCTTCCAACAAATAGAACCCTTCGTAGACCATTTATCAGAACTAATGTTCGGTGAAACCCCTTACATAGCCTATTCCCCCAGAACTAAAGGCGAAGAAGTAGTAGAATCAGCAGCAGACGTAAGCAACTTCACCCAATGGCAACTAGAAGTAGGTGACTTCTACCCAGAAATGAGAAAATACTTCAGAAACCTAGGAAAACTAGGTAACTCCGTAATGAAGATAATATGGGAAGAAGACACAATAGAAAGAGACTTAGACCCCGACGAACTAGAATTTGACGAAGGCAACCCCGAACCCAAATCCCTAACCTCAGACGATGTAATGTTCGACGGTCCCAGATTCTACAACCTAAGCCTATTCGAATTCATGGTCCCCAAAGGCTCCGTAGACTGTGACATCCAAAGAATGCAATGGGTAGCCCACGAAGTCTACAGAGATCCCGACGACCTATTAGATAATGAGAACTATTGGAGAGGCCACTCCAAAATAAAGAAACTAATAGGAAAGAAAGACCCCAACACCCCCATATCAGAAGAACCCGTACCAGCCAACAAACCTGAATCCAACCATTCCAAAGAAGCAGCCCTAGCCCTCTACAGCAACCAATCCAAACAACAACAAAAGAACCAAGGTAAATGGAGAGTAGTAGAATGGTGGGGCAGATACAACTTAGGTAAGGGCTACAAAGAACCAGTACTAATAGTAATAGCCTACCCAAGTGAACTAGAACCCATACTACTACGTAAAGACCCAAACCCTTTCAAATACAAATTCAAACCATTCGTAATGTCCTACGACTACCCCATAGACGGTGAAACCTACGGCTACGGCGAACTAAACCACATTAAAGGTCTAATATCCGAATCCACTGCCCTACGCAACGCGAGACTAGACAGAACCAACATGTCACTAAATAGCATGTGGCTAGTAGAAAGACAATCCGGCATTAACACTAGAGAACTCTACACTAGCCCAGATAAAGTAGTCCTATGCGATGATCTCAATGGCATACAAAAATTCGAGAACACAGGCCCCAACCCCGCCTCCGTAGAAGAAGTAGGCAGTATAGACTACGACATTCAAAACACCACCCAAATACTAAACCCTCGCCAAGACGTAAGTAACGTAGGAGCAGCCTTCGGTCGTACAGCCACCGGCATTAACTACCTAGCAAGCTCCACAGGCTTACGCATATCAGCCAAAGCCAAACTCCTACAATACACATTCATAAGGCCCTTAGCTAGAATACTACTCTGGTACAACAGACAGTTCTTAGGAGATGGCAGCAAGGACCAACTAGAATATCGCGTAACCGGAGATGAAGTCAATCCCTTCAGTACATTAGACTCTCTAGCCTTCAAGTCAGATATAGACTTCATACCTGAATCTACCCCAATAAGGAAAACAATAGCTGAACAAGCAGAATCCCTAAACTACATGCTCCAAGTAGTAGGCCAAATAGAAAAGGTAAAACCAGGAACATTCGACATAAAGAAACTAGGCACAAAAGCCTTCGAACTAAAAGGCTTCTCAAGACCAGCAGAATATGTACTCCCCGAAGGCCCCACAATAGTAGTCCAAACAGAAGATGGACAACTAGTCGATGAAAAGGGTCAACCCGTCCAAGTAGTACCCATATCACAACTACAAGGTGGTGAGGAAGGTGGACAACAATGAACCACGAAAAAGAGAGCGTAGTAATCGCAGCCAAAAAATATGAATCACTAGAAAGACTAACTGAACAAGAGGGCTGGAAAGTACTCCTAGACCACCTAGGCGAAGTAAAGACTGTAGTAATGGAAGCCCTACTACTAGAAAAAGACTTCAACAAACTAATGGTACTACAAGAAAGATATAGAGCATTCAACAGTGTAATACAAACACTACAATCAGCCAAAGCAATAAAAGAAAAACTACACCAGGATATACAGAACATAATAGAAGACGAAAACAACATAAGAGAATTTGGAATATAAACAGCAACCAGGAGGAAGACAATGGTAATGGAAAAGTCACTAGAAGAGCTTAGAGCCGCTATCGAAGAGGATCAAGTAGAAGTAGATCCCAACGAAGCGGGAACTCAAGTAACAGTGGAATCCGAAGAAGGTGCCTCTACAGAAGAGGTAACACCTGAAGTAGTCGTAGAAGAAGACCCACCTACGGTAACTACTGAAGAAGAAGAATGGGTCGTACCAGGAAGGTTCAAAACTCAGGCCGATGTGCTAAAAGCATATCAAGAACTCGAATCATTCACAGGCAGACAGAGTTCCGAAATTCAAAAACTCCGTACAGCCATCGTGGTACCCCAAGAGAGGGGAGAATCCTCTGATGAAAGAGCAACTCGCCTAAAAAGATTCGCAGAAGAACTAGCTGCCGATCCCGAAGCAGCCCTCGATGCCCGCACCCGTAAGATAGTCAACGAACTAAAAGGAGATGTAAAAGCCAGCGAGTTCAAAAGAGTATACGATGCTCGCATAGCTGATACCAATAGCGACTTCGCTGAATTAGACCCCACAATGGCAGCCATTGCCACGCAATACAGTGATCTAATCCCCGATTCTATGCGAATGGATCCAAGACTCCTAGACATCCTACACCTAGCAGCAAGAGGAGTAAAAGCCGCTGAAATAGTAAAGAAAGCCGAAGCTAAAGGCGCAGAAAAAGGCGAGAAAGTCCATCGCCAAAAGGGAAAAGCCAGAGTAGAAGGCCCTTCCAATAAATCAGGAGGCAAGAAACTAGACATAACCAAACTCTCTGCCGCTGAAATGAAAGCAGCCTTCGAGAAAGGCGACATAGACATCAACGAGTAGAGATCTAAGGAGTAACATATGATTTCCGCAGGATTCGCACAGAACACAACTAACATGAGTGATAACTTACACAGTTATTATTTCAAACTGCTTTTAGAACAAGCAAAGAAAAAACTCGTGATAGTACAACTAGGCAAGAAACTGCTCCACCCTCGCAGAACGGGTAAAGACAGCTACGTATTGAAATATGGGCACATAGCCGAAGACCTCAGTGAACTGAGTGAAGGTGTAACCCCAACAGCCTCGTCACTCAAAACAACCAAGTACACTGTAAGCATGAAACAGTATGGTAAGTACATCCCCATTACTGATTTGCTAGTCTCTACAGCTATTGACCCCGTAATGGAAGACCACGTTAAAGAACTAAGCTACGACGCTGCTAAATCAGCAGACTCATTAGTCCGTAACGTCTGTATAGCCGGAGCCACATCCAACATACAGTACGTAGGTAGTGGCATAGCCGCAGATAACACAGTAACCGCTACAGATGTATTCATAGCCCAAGATTCCATCAAAGCAGTAAGAGTCCTCAAAGGACAAGATGCACCTAAGATGGACGATGGTTCTTACACCTGGGTAGTCCATGATCTAATTAGTATGGACATCCAGAGTGACACATCAGCAGGTGGCTTCATTGAATTAAACAAATACGTAGCCGGACTAGCCGAAAAACCTCTCAAAGGCGAAGTAGGCAAAGTCTATGGTGCTAGAGTCGTTGAATCGAATAACATCAACTCCGTAGACAATGCCAGCAGTATTGCAGTCTACAGATCCTTAATGTTTGCAAGAAACGCTTTCGCATTTACATCCTTTGATTCAGATTTCATTGAACTAATCACCAAGCAACAGGGCAGTGCAGGATCATCCGATCCTCTCAACCAGATTGCAACGGTAGGATATAAAATGCAGTTCGGTAGCACTTATGTCGGTGGATCATTCTCAGACCATGAGGGTGCAGGAGCCGATCTTTGTATCCAAATCCGTGGTGCAGCTACAGGTGGATAATATTATTGTTTGATGGTCAGGGACATTCACTGTCCCTTTCCTTGAGGTAATAATGCTTACATTCAATTTCATACATAAACTACGTAAATGCAACCAAGAACTATGGGTAGACACTAACCATATTGTACACCCCTCTGGACGCTCTGACTACCCCGTACAGGGACTATACTGTGGAACCAGACACATAATGGCAATCCCCCATGAATACGTCCCTGAACTCTCCACAGCAGCCGTAGACTTCAATGAACTACTCCAAGCCAATAAACGAACGAGAATTGAAGCAATACTAAATACAGGCTTCGCAGAGCCATACGAAGAACGTGTACTAGTGAGAGGTTGGAGAGCAATAGTAGGCGGACTAATAAGAATGGGCATCATTACCCAACCTAAAGCTGAAAAAGTGTTCAACACTTACTTCGAACCCAACAGGCTCGAATTACCAAGAAATTTCATAAATAGAAAGCTATAAGGAGCATTAAATGTCATTCAA